GGGCCTGACAGTACGAATGACTTCTTGTACTTGAACTCTCGGCGATCAGCACCCGTGTCCCATAGGGAACGCGGACGCTTTGGACCCGTCACAGCGCAAAGCACTGCAGCGTAGTCCACTTCGGGGATCACCCGACTTAGATCGTTCCCCCACACGTTAACTCGGAAAACCTTTGAGTACGTGTGAAACCACCACCCGTCGAGACCATGATAGTCCCGCGTTGCGCCACTCTCATCGAGTGACACGTGGTAATGGCCGTCACCAAAGTCTTGTGGACCTAGGTGACCTGGGAAGATGTCTCTCCACTTCGACAGTAACCTCACCCACCGCGCATAGTTGTACGTGCGACGGAAGGTGCGGCGTATGCCGTTGTGGAGTAGCCAGACATCACTCAGGCACTTGATAGTGTCTCTGAGATAGAAAGGAGTAACAAGAGTACCGCCAAATCCATCGGTCCCGCAGGACTCTCGAAAGAGCCCAGAGCAGAACGATTTGTTCCAATTAACCTTAAACCCGGAGGCCTCTAGATTATCGCACACTTCGGTGAAGTGTGGGGTAGGAACAACGATGTCGTCACCATAGACACTGACGTTCGGTGCCGTCGCGGATGCGATAGCATAGAATATCAGGCTTTCAAGCTCGAACGTGAACCCGTTCCCCATTGAGGAGAACTTATGGTTCGTACGCCACGAGCCGTCCGGCCAAAGTGTCTTACGAGAGCGAAGGTCGTCCAAAAGGATGACCCAATCGACTGGGAGAAGCTCCCAGACGAGCTCTTTCGCCACGGTATCAGACGCCGACTTGAGGTCGATCGTCGATAAATGTCCCGTCTTGGAGCCCAGAAGGGCTCGGCGCTGGTTGACGTCCTGACAACTCAGATCCACACCCGCCCTTTTGAGGCGTTTGCGGATAAAGTCGCCTACAGAGAGCTGCAGGCCTATGTTCATATGCGGTTCATAGCATATGACGCGGTCAGTTTTGGCATTCTTCGCGACAGTCAACATTACGTTCCCCTCCGTGCACTCCAACGCTTGGGGTAGCATTGTGCATCGCCCGGCAGCTTGCAAAGCTGCCTGGCTCCACAGAGGGAAGTCTCGCATCATACGTGCTACGTGATGGCGAGCATTGACTGAGACGTCTGGTCGAGACCCGTATTTTTGGGTGGACGACAGAGCAGATCCGGATGCTGAGGTGGTCCGACCTTTACTCCACCCCGAGGGGTGGAAGTGTCGGTCGGACTCCCTCCAGCGTCTGGCTTTTAACCCAGAACTAGGAGGATTTTCAGCATCGAACGCCTCTCGCGAGGTACGTTCGTAGTTAGGATCATCAAACCACCATACAGGGACATCCCCTAGCACACGTGCGATTATCTGAGACGCGCGGTACCATACCGCGTTTAATCTCGGGGAGTGCGCAAGCACTCCTCGCCGTGCGAGAGTCAATCTCTCATTGGTGATCCGACATTGCTCCTCTGCCTCTTCGGCAGATGCAATCGCCACA